ATAATACACCTTCATTATATGCAGTCATTTCAGTTGTAAATTTTTCTAGGTTTGGAGTTTCTCCTGATGCTAATATTTTATTAACATTATCATTAATAAACATTCCAGTATTAAATTCATAATCATTTAACCATTTAGTATCATAAAGATTAGCTTGTGCTTCTCCAAATGTATTTAATGAATCTGCTATTGGATCTAATATAGATTGTATATTAGGTGCAGATACTTCAACTACTCCCATTCTTGCAGCAGTAGATGATGGTGATACAGTAGTAGTTGGTTGTATTTTTTGTATTTTAACCACGCATAATCCTATTCTTAAATCCTATAACTTTTTGTCCAAATGTTTTTTCTCCTTGTTGTCTATACATATCATGGTATTGCCATCCATTTACTATAGTAGTAGATGCATTAACTAATGCACCAATATTAGAATATCTTGTATCAAGTTTATTATTATAAATAGCTCTATCATAACTAGTTACTACTTTGTTGGTATTAAACCTTATATTCTTTAAATCTTTTTCTAAAACATTTCTAACATCTTGTTGGATTGCTAAAAAACTTCTACTTTCTCCAACACCACTAGCTCCTTTAACAGCTCTGTTATTAGCTAGTATTTGTTCTACTTCTCTTCTTCTAGCAAGTTCTGCTTGTAAACCTTCAAACTCTGCTACTTTTGCTTCTTGCTCATATCTTCTAGTCATTTCAGCAGCAGCAGCTCTTTGTGCATTTAACTGCATTAAAGTACCAGCTGTGCTGATACCAGCTGATATCATAAACATTGTTGCTGGTGTTATAGCTGCCATTAAAATACTACCTCTAATGCCATTCCTAATAACTTTAATGGTAATGGTTCTGTTTGTGTTACTTTAACTGTAGGGGATCTATCATATCCTAAGAAGTAAAACTCTTTTTTACCAGTCACACTGCTCACCGATTGCCCTACATTAAAGTCTACTTGTCTAATAATTAAATTTTTTGCTGTTTTATCTGATGCCTGGAGTGCAATATTAAGTGTATCTGATACATCTATAACTGCTCTAGATATTCTTTTAAACTCTCCTGTTAGTGGACCATTCTGAACTTCTTTATCTATAGGCATAGTTTCTAACTCAGGACTAAAATTAAATCCAATAGTTACACCAGCTGGGTGTGCTTCATTGAGTGTTATAGTATTAGATCCTGATGTAGTAAATGTTCCAAGTGCCATTGTACCATCAACAGCATAAACTAATGTAGATGTCAAGTGTGATGGTGTATTATGTAGTCTACCCTGTACTATTGTTATTACTGCATTATCTGATGGTGTTGCAGCTAATACTTGATTTAATACTAATGTATACCCAGATGCTGTAGCATTTACAGTCTGTATAGTGTATTCTGTACTGTTACCAGCTATTGTAATAATATCATTAGGATTAGGAGCAGATGTATAACCATCTACATTCAGGTTAGATCCTGACTGACTACCACCATTTACTTTAGGTGCACCTTGTTGATTAAGTGTAGTAACTCCAGAACAATCAAGTGTTAATGAATCATCATCAGCAAACTTTTCTAATGTATGTATTGTAGATCCACCTATTACTCTTGATACTACAGTAAATAAATTCTCATTAACTGCTGTAATACTTGTAAACTTATCTCCAGATCTAGTACTCCATGCTGTCCAACCAGCTATCTTTTCAGATCTAATACTATGAAACAATGCAAGTGTACCATCTGTATTAGTAAAAAATGCAAACTGTTCTGGTCTTGTAGATGTACCAGTTATCATAGTCATGTCTACTGGACTATCTATAACTTGTGATGCTAGGATAGATATTGATGTAGATGCATAAGCTGTTTCTACATCTGAATATAAATACTCTCTAATAGCTTTACCATTTTTCTGTGCATATAGTGTAGCACCATCAAATATTACAGGCTTTGCTCTATTACATCCATAAGGTGTTTGTCTCATAAATACAATGTTAGAAGGTGTAACAGCTGATGTATCAGTAGATGTAGGTACAAAAAACTCACCACCATCTGTAAATACTTGTAAGTTTCTAGAACTAACTAAGTGTCTTATCTCATTTATTCTATCAGCTGTAATAGTTACATCTATTGCATCATCTGCATTACCTGATCCTATTTCGAAATTAAAATACTCTGCAACTTTAGATCCTATAACAGAAGCTGGTTTATCTCTTACTCCACCAAAATATAATCTATTATCATGGAATGTAACAGCTTGAGGAAAACCTCTAATAGAAGATATTAGTTGTTCTGCCCATGTAAAATGAGGACCAACTGTATCTACTTCCTCTAGTACTGTTACTGTAACTACAGTAGCACTTGTATATCCTGTTACTTTTACTTGTTTATTATTTACTAATAAATATGTTCCTGTGTATGAACTTGTAAAAGCGTCTGCACTTGCTGTTAATGTTCTACCAGTACCAGTTGTTTTATCAGAAAGTGTTACAGATATTGTTGAATCTGCATATTTAAAAAAAGGTTGTGTAGTTTTATTTGCTCCACCAACAGATACAGTTTCATCTTCTTCAAATGTAAATAGACTTACTGCAAAGTTAGATGCAGAAGTTCTAACTATCTTAACTATAGGATTGTTTCTATGTACAATAAATACTGTATCTCCAAACTGAGCATAACTTAGTTCAAATAATTCTGATGTACTCCAGTTACAATTAGAAGTTATGTTAGCTTGTATACTAGCACCAGCACTATCAAATACATCTAATCTATTGTTTGACAATGCAAATACTGCCATCTCATCATTAGAAAATATAAAGGGAATTATTCTTGAAGCACCTGGTAAGGTTGCTTTATAGCTTGTACCTGGTCTACGCATTAGACCACCTTCGTCTAAAAGATACCAGTTTCTAAGTTTCTTTGCTCCATTAAAGTATGCTGAAGCATCTGTTCTTGCATTTAATAAAGGGTTTAGTTCTCCACTTGCAAAGTTAGTGTATACAGTTCTAAGGACATTAGCCATTAGTACCCTCCAGTTGTCAATCTATCCTGTATAAACCTTTTTGTATTTAGAACACTATTAGATACTTCTTGACTATCTATGTTCTTTGCTATTCTCATTTGGTTTTCACCAAGTGTCTCAAACTGTTGAATCATCTGAGCATCTCTTGCTACAGATCCAGCAAATATTGCTGCTAATTTATATTGTAAAGCTAGTTTAAAGTATTCAGGAAACTCTGCTTCTTCCTGTCTAAATATATAATCTGCTATTAATGTGTTTGTAGAACCATAAGAATTTACAAATATCTTATCTCCATACCTAGCATACTGTATAGGATTATCATTAACTGTTATTGTATTTAAAACAAGTAGTTCAGGACTTGCTGGTAACTGATAAGCAAACTCATATCTTCCTGTAGGTGCATCAGCTAGTAAAGAAAGTTGTTTTTGTTCTGTAGCAAACTTCCATCTGTGTCTTGATAAACAAGACTTCAGTATGTTTTCGTACATATTAGAAGCAACTAAGGCTTCTGTTGAACCATCATCAAATGAAGAAATCGGAGAAGCTCCGATCATTATGATTGCTCTTGCACATATATCTACTTTTGTATCTGCCATTTAAAAAAGGGGGGTATTAAAACCCCCCATTCGCATTATGATAATAAGGCAGTTCTTACTTGAGATGCTGTAGCTGTAGTTACAATTAAAATATCTACAACTGCGTTTGATCCACCACTATTAACAATGATTACATCACCAGCATTAAGGTCGCCAGTAGATGCTAAAAAGTATTCATTGTCATCAATAGTGCCAATAGCATCACCATCAGTATAATACCAAAGTGAATTAGAATCTCCCATTTGAGATATCTTTTTCACAGGATTAGTTGTTTCGTATGCCATGATTATGCCTCCCTACATTTCTGGATTCTTACACCATCACCATCAATAAGTACTGCACCCATTGACATATATGATGTTGTTAGGTGTGCTACCTTTTCAGGTATGTAGTTTACTTCTGTTCTTACATCAGAACCTACACCTAATCCAAGAGATGATTTATGGAAAGCAAGTGTGAATCTATCGTTTGATCCATCTTTGTTTAAGCCACTAAATGCCATCCACATAAAAGTAATCCATCTTTTAGCAGTTAATGTGCCACCAAATGGTAAGTCTGCTTCACCAACATATTCAGCTCTTGAGAACTGATCTATGTCTAGAAGGTCTGACCATTGTTTTCCACCAACAATCCAATACCTTTGTCCGTCATCTGGAACATCATTTTCTTGGAAGATCTCAAACACATTCTGTGCTTTATCTAAGTTCATACCAGTTGTTGATCCAGCTGAGTTATGTGCTAATGCAGTTGCGTTAGCATCAAATGTATCAGTGATGATAGAATCGGTTTTTCTACCAAGAGCATATGCTGCGTTTTGAGCAACAATGTTTCTTTCATCAATGTTTACTTTTAGTTCGTCTAGTTTGTCCACATAGTCTGCTGCGAAAAAGTCGTCTAGTGTTGCAGTTACATTGGAGTGTACAGAGTTCATAGCGACAACTTCAGCGTGTCTTGCTTTAGTTGAAGCAGAACCTTTTGCTACCTTTTGAAACTGAACAGTACTACCTTTAACATTGGAGACATTACGGACCATATTTTTGAGCTTAGAGCCCATTCTTTGATAAGCCATATGCACTTCTGCTTCGAACTGCTTTATAAAGGCTTGGTCTATAGTCGCACTCATATTAAGTTTCCTTTCGAGTAATGTTAGTTAATAATCAAGTTGTCGTTATAAACTTTTCTATGTTGTCCTACTGGGCATATTCCAGTCTACTTCGGCTTGTTAGTTGAGATATATTATATTTTTATCATCTTTACAAGACCAGAAGCAATAAAAACATTGACATCCCCAAATGTATAAGATCCATCTTCTTCTTCTATGTAAGATGAAAATGTCTTTACATGCTTTGTATCTCTTGAATATAGATATGCTTCTGTAGTAATTAAAGCTGGTTTTACCGAATCCATGTCATTTTTAGACATCCATTCACTATGACCAGTTGGATCTTCCCATTTAAAAATATATTTTTTAAAAGGAAAATCTTTCTTTTTAGCCATATTTCTTTGAATAAAGTTTTGTTACTTTATCATAATAGGCTTGATCTCTTTTTGCTGGATCATAATATCTAGGATCATTCATCATAGATCTAAGATCTGTTTCATCAAGTTCAGCATCTACTACTGTATTTGAGTTAGGTAATGGTTGTGTTCTAGTTATATTCATTATTTCTTCTAAAGCTTTTACCCCTTCTGCTGTACTAGCAATCTTTGCAGCTACTTCATAAGATTCTGGTGTTAAGTATTTTTTTGACCATAAATCTGCTGCTTCTATTCTACTACTAGCATTATCACCTAATTTAGTCATTTCTTGTTGCATATCTGGTAATCCAGCTATCTCATTATTAACAAAAGCATTAACACCTCTATTAAATATATCCTGTGATAATCCATTATCTTTGCAAATATTAGACCATTCTTTTAATAGTTCTTGTTCTTTATTTACCTCAATATTTATATGTTCAGGTACTTCAGGTATAACTATTTCATACTCTTCAGGTACATTACTCATTCTTTCTTTTTCTAAATCATCTCTAACTTGTTTAGATAGTTCATCTGTTCTCATACCAATCTTTTTTTCTAAAGCATTGTATGATGCACTTAGTTCATCTACCTTTACTTCGTTTCTTTCTGTATCCCAAAATTTTTCTGCTACATGCTCTGGTCTTGTTACTTCTGATTCTTGTTCTGTTGCTGTAACTGCTTCAGTTGGTTGTTCTGTAGATTGTGTTGTTTCTTCTGACATTAGCTCTCCTTATGTGCTTCTATTCTTTTTTTAATGATAAAATATAAATATCTCATCCCTTCTAAATGTCGTAGTTGGTCATTAGATATATCTCTACCAGCTACAGCATCTACTGTAATAGATTTTAAATAATTTAAAACCTTTATTCCTAGTTCTGTTTTGAATAATGCAGCAATATCACCATTAAGTTCTATTTCTGCTCCTTTAGATCTTTGAAATCCGTCTATTGAATAATGATAACCCTCAGGTTTGTTGCGTATCTTCTCCCAAGCCACCTTGTCCTCCTTGTGATTGTATTTGTTGTAATTGTTGCATTTGTTGTACAACTTGTTGTTGTTCAGCAGAATCTCTAATTAACTTTTCAGGTAAATTCATTTTTTCTGCTAAATATCTAGCTACTTCTTCTTGTTTTACTATTAAGTTTAAAACTTGTGGACCAAATGTTTGTCCAATAGTAGCATTAAATCTATTTATATCTGCTATATCTTGTTCAAATTGTGCTCTAGATAATGGTGATTCTGGTATAATTTTTATTTCTTTGTTATCTAAACTTGGAATAGTTATTTTTCCTTGTTTTTTTAGAATATAAATAATTCTTTTAACTAATGGTTGTATAAATTCTGATTGCAATCTACCAAATGAAGATCCTATCTGTCTTGATAGATCTGCCATTCTCTCTGCAACTTCAGTAGCAGACATTGGTGTACCTTTGGTTGGACCAAGTGTATCCATGTATAATGCTTTTCTAATATTGTTTCTCATATCATCTAATACTAATTGTGCTACATCAAATCTTCCAGCACCATTAATAGGTTGTAATCCTCTAGATCCTGGAGCTACTGGAATTATTGTGCCAGGTACTAATGCAATATTATCTGTATTAATTACTCCATCATCTTCTAACTGATAGATACCAGATATATTCATTTGAGCATTTTCTAATATTAATTCTACTGTAAGGTTTGTTGTTTTAATTGCTGCCATAGCATTAAATACTGGACCTCTACCATAAACTTCACCACTAGCTTTGTTCCATCTAAATGTAATAAACGGATTAGATCCAGCACCTTCAAATTGATCTTGTAATATTATGTTTTCATAATCTTGTACACATACTACATAGTCATAAACTTCTTTATTTACATCAGAGTAATTTCTCATTGTTCCTTCAATAACAGTTACTTTTTGATTTGGTTGATTTGCCATTATTGCGATTAGTTGTTCATCAAGTTCAGCTTTTGGATATAAAACTTTAATATCGTTAATATGCATAAATCTTTTTCTATAAATGCAATCTATTCTATTATCTGGTCCACTATTAAGAGTTATGTGAGGCAGTGGTATTGAATTAAATACAATAGGATTTGATGCTGTACCTTCGTTTACAAGTAAACATCCTGTACCAATAGCACAATCCATAAATGCTTCATGTACTTCCTGATTAAAATTAGAGTTATGTAAAACTTCAAAAATATAATTTGTTATATCATCAAGTTCTTTATCTATTCTTGGTGATAAATCTAAAGGTATTTCAACACCTGATTTAAGATGCATCCATCTACCAAATGTTGGAATCATAGCTGCTTGTAATCTACTAGCAAATTCTTGTATACCTACAACAGCTGTTTCATCAAATATTCTATCTGTTCTTTTTTGTCCAGGTGATTCTTCATAAAATGATTCTCTACCTGGCATAGTATATTCATATGCTTCTTCAAACTTAGATCTCCATACTGATTTTAAATCTTCTGCTAATGAGTATTTTTTTAAAAAAGACTTAGCATTAATATCTTTCATATTAGCAGAACTTCTATAATTGTTGTATTCCACTATAAGTTTCCACCAAATGTTTTATTGGTTGTTTGAAATAATGATCTAAATCCAGCAGCTAAATTTCCAGTTCTACTTGCAGCTGCTCTTCTTTTTCTTTCTGCTTCTCTTTGTGCTTCAGTCATTGTATTAAATTCATTTGCTTCAGGTGGTGTCATACCTTCTGTTCTATTTTTTTCAGGAACTGGTCTATCTGTATAATCATAAAAACCTTTTGTAGACATGCTATTTATATAATCTGAATAAGGTCTTCGTGATGATGATAATAATACTGAAGGTATCATAGGCACTCCAGCTAAAGCTGTTATACCAGCTAGACCCATTTGAAACTTTGCTTGTGAATCAAACATTTGTTTTGATAAAGGTATTCTATATCTATTAGCTTCTCTATAAGCACCTCTTGTTTCATTAGTAAATGTTAATCCTTTATCTGTTTGTACACCAGCAGTAAAAGATCCTGTTTCTTTATTTAGTGTACCAAGACCTTGTGATGCTAAATATTCATTTCTAGCTTGTGTATACTTACTACCATACATTTGATCTCCACCAGTATTAGTAGCAAAAATTGCATTATTAGTTTGTGTTATACCTAATTTATCTCTAGCAAACTCATCAGCTTTTTTACCAGCTCTTTTTATCTTTGCATTTTGATTTATAACATTTGGCGTTCCTCCTGTAGAGGCAGCCATATTAAAATTATTATCTTTGCTAGATGAGGCTGATGTACTAGCTCCCATTATGTTTGTTCTCCATCTGTATAAAAACCTTGACCACCAGCTCTACTAAAAAGGCTTCTTTGACCAATAATCCCTTTTGCAAATCTTTCTTTAAATCTTTTATCTTTTGCCTCTAGCTCTTTTTTTTTAGCTTCTTCAAGTTCTCTTTCTTTTTTCAGCTTTTTTTCTAGCTCTGGGTCTGGTTTATATTTTGGTGTTCTAAAAACTCCCATTTTGTACTTCCATTGTTTACTAAGTATTTATATAACTGAAAAGGTGTAATAATCAATCTATTTATTCCAATTAATCTCATAACTATAGTAACACAACTATGTTCTCTTAACCATGCAGCTTGAAATAATCTCCATTTATGTTTGAATCTTTTAGTTTTTAGAAAAGTACCATTGTTTGCTAGTATAAATCCAAATACTCTATCTACTTCATCACCTTGTAAAATAGATACATCTAGTCTTTTGTGTATATGTTCTAAAACAACCCATACATCTTTTTGGGTATCATAGTAACATGCTCCACAATGCGACATGCCTTTTTTTCTGAAAATATGATACCACTCTTCATTAGGTGGATCATAAAAGAATATCATCCATTCTTTCGAAAAATATCCCATTTACCCCTTTTATTCATAGCATTTCTATTATATAGATCCCAACTTTTGTAAACATTTGTAACACCTTGTTTCTGTGATCCTACAGTCAAAGATCTACCTTCTCCAGCACCTAACATTAAATATTGTAGTGCATCATGGACATGAGAGTATTTATTCTTATTAGGTCTATCTTCATATCTTTCACCAGATGTCTGTATTCTTCTGTAATGATATCCTCCAAGAAACCCTTTTCTAAGCTGTTTACAGGATGGCGACAGTAAAAATCCAGCTTTACCATCAACCATCCTATTTAATGCAGCTTCTACAGATTCTATTCGTAGAGATACATCATTTGATGGAGCTGGAAAAGCTTGTATGCCTTGTTGTCTTAGTATCTGAAAAGGAGTAGTTTCATCTGTTTGTGCTCTAAAATCACCAGCTGGATCACCAAATATTTTTAAATCTTTATCTGAACAGTATTTAATTATTTCATGTTTTAGCATTTCACTAAACTTAACTGTACCAATATCAAAACAAACTAACTCATGGTTTATAATCCATCTACCATCAGGTAGTTTTTGACCAAATACAGCCGAAGGTGTTAATCCAAAGTCTAACCCTATGTATACTGTAGTATTTGCAAAATCTATTTCTTCATCTGCTAAATGTGTATCTTCTCTAAATGAACCATAAACTAGCTTTCCATCTTCTATAGTTCCTAATCTATTTAAAACATAAACATCAATCCATGACTTTGATTTACCTCTAATAATATTAGAATAGTAATCAGGGGTAACATTCTTTATGTTTTCTGCTACATCATTAAGTTCATAGCCTTTAATCTTATCATCTTCTTTCTTTTCTATCATTCCAGGTGGTTGTACAAAAAACCTCCAGTTATCAGGTTTGACTAACATCAATGATTCTTCTTGATTCATATGATCTGGTACTGGCACTTCTCCTGACATAATAGACCACCAATGATCTTCATCTGGTGCGTTAGTGTCTGCTATAACACCATACCATGTAGGTCCACCATCTTTTACTGCTGGATATCTACCTACACGCATAGTACAGGCATCTACTATAGACTTAGGTATTTCTCTAG